GGATTTATAGGCATCAATCTTAATCATCCAATTCACATAGACAGAGGAACTATTACTGATGAACAAATCGAAAAAGCATTCGAGAAGACCTTGGGAACAGGGAGGCTTTGGCTCTACGATCATTTTGGCTCCCTTGACTGCGATGTACTTCTTAATAGGGTCAGGTACTGTATTGTCTCTTTGGGTTGCGATTGGGTTATCTTCGATCATCTATCGATCTTGGTTAGCGGTTCAGATGAAAGTAACGAAGTCAAAGCCATCGATAGGGTTATGACAAAGCTGCGGTCTTTAGTAGAAGAGACTGGCACTGGATTACTATTAGTCAGTCATTTAAGAAGACCGCAAGGAGGTAAGGGTTATGAAGATGGTCAGCAGACGAGTTTATCTAGCCTTAGGGGTAGTTCAAGTATTGCCTGTCTTAGTGATATTTGTATTGGTTTGGAGAGGGATCAACAAGATGCCTCAGGTGCAGGAACAGTCGTTAGAATCCTCAAGAACCGTTTTAGTGGCTGGACAGGCGTCGCAGGGCATGTGAAATATAATGAAAAAACTGGCAGAATGGTGACGCTTGAAGATACCCCCAGTTTTGTAGAGAATGATCATGTCTTTATTGAATCCGATTTTTGATGTTCATATAACAAAAATAAACTTAAAAAAGTATTCAGCCTTTGCTGCTAGTGAGAAGGCTAAACGACCTCTACAAAAATTCTTCAAATACAATGGGACCGTTCACTCTATCGGAGAAGAAGATTTACAAAAGCTTATCGACTTCTGCCACAAAAGAAAACTCAAACTCTACATCAACGATAGTGTTCGACATTGAAACGAACGCCCTGAAGATTGATGAGATAACTAAGATTCATTGCTGTGCTCTTAATAACGGAAGAGAAACTAAGTTATATAAAGACCCTAAAGAATGGTTACCAATTTTAGAAGAGGCTGATGTATTAGTTGGTCACAATATTATTCAATATGATTTGGTATGTATTAAGCACCTATTTCCTGAATTTAACCCTAAGGGCCACGCCGTTGATACTTTAATTCTTGCCAGAATGTTCTATCCAGACATTTTGGATATTGACTACAAACATAAGTGGAAGAATATGCCTATCCAACTCTACGGAAGACACAAGCTAGAAGCTTATGCTCATCGTTTGGGTATGGAGAAGGAACACGCAGACTTAGAAGATTTCTCACAACTGACACATGAACTGGCACAAAGGTGTATCTCAGATGTTGATGTAACAGCTAAACTCTGGAGCAGGCTGCAGCCTAAGGCCAAAGCAGTCCCTTCTGCTGTTGACCTTGAAATGAGATTCGCAGATCTTATTTCCAAACAAGAGCAGTCTGGTTTTCACTTCGATTGTAAAGGGGCAATGGAATTGGAAGCTGAGATTGCTGATCAACTGAAGGACATTGACGAAAGATTGAGACAACGGTTCCCTTTCGTTGATGGTGGACTCTTCACTCCTAAGCGAAATGATTCTTCTAGAGGATACGTAGCTCAAGCCACTATGTGTCGTCTGGTTCCCTTGAACCCGAACTCTAGGGATCACATAGCTTGGGTTTTAAAGAACCATCTGAAGTGGAAAGCAGAAACTTTCACCGAAACAGGGAAACCAAAGATCGATGAAGGGGTTCTTAAAGATGTACCAGGGGCGGAGTTATTCTTGACTTCGCTCACTCTTCAGAAAAGACTTGGACAACTAAGTACTGGCACTAACGCTTGGTTGAGATTGGTCCAGTCTGACAATCGTATTCACGGCAGCGTCATTACGGTTGGATGTGCCACCATGAGATGCGCCCATGTCAGCCCGAACGTAGCTCAAGCTGTTGCTGTTAGGTCAACGCTTGGTAAAGAGATGCGTTCATTGTTTGGACCTAACGTTTTGTCCACCTCTATTCATAGTCCCAAAGGGATGTTAAGTAAGGACGGTGATTCCTGTCCCAAGCAGGTTGGTGTGGACCTCTCTGGTATAGAAGCACGGTGTCTAGCGCATTACTTGTGGCCCTTTGATGGAGGTTCCTTTGCGAAGGAGGTCATAGAGGGCGACATTCACACCGCTAATCAAATGGCCGCAGGTTTGCCTACCCGTGATTCTGCAAAAACATTTTTCTATGCCCTAATTTATGGCGTAGGTGCAGAGAAACTTTCTAAAATCACTGGTATGAATGGAAAGAAGTTGAAGCAAACGTATTACAAAAATATGCCAGCGTTAGCGGAGCTTACTAAAAGAGTAACATCAAAAGCAGAAGATGAAGGAATCCTTAAGGCACTAGATGGAAGACCTATAAAGATTCGTTCACCTCATTCTGCACTTAACTTTTTACTCCAGAGTGCTGGGGCAATTTTAAGTAAGGCTTGGTATAACATTTGTTATGACGATCTAACTAAAGAAGGTTGGGTACATGGGAAAGATTGGGCATTCTTGGCACACATCCATGATGAGATTCAGTTCTCAGTTAAGGAGGAGTATGCTCAACAGCTTGCAGATATAGCCACGGCTGCTTCCAAGAAAGCTGGAAATCAGTTTAAGATGAGAATAGACGTTGAAAGTGAGTATAAAATTGGGAGCAACTGGGCCGAATGCCACTAAGGTCTGTAAGATTTGTGGTCAAGAAAAATCTATTACTGAGTTTGGTGCTAATGGGACTTGGACTAGACCTGAATGTAAACCCTGCTTTAACTACAGGCAGAGTCTTTATATAAAACTACGTAAAGGACAGACAACACCTGAGCCTGGAACTCCTTGTGAGTGTTGTGGTGATAGTACTTCTACTCTTAACTGGGATCATGACCATGAAACTGGTGAACATAGAGGATGGATATGTAGTAACTGCAATACAGGTATAGGGAAACTAGGTGACAATGTAGAAGGTGTCCTACAGGGTCTAACTTATTTAGTAAAAGCAGGTAAGGTATCCAAAGATAAAATGGATACCGATGGAGCGACCTGAGCCTAAGCTCTCCTTACAAGACTATAAAGAAGATGCCATAGCACGTTGGCAGTTACATCTTTATGAATGGGATTCTCTGGTAAAAGACTGTAAATGGATGTATGAATACTTAAAACCTAAAGCTAAGAAAGTAGTCGAATACTGTAAGGAGTCTTACAACAGGGCTTTTAATAATGATTAGGCTTCTTGTTGACGCAGATATGCTGCTCTTTCAAGCAGTCAAAAGCTGTGAAGTAGAAATCGAATGGATGCCTGACGTTATCACTACACATTTACCTTTAAGAGAGGTGAATTTGTTATTTGATGATCTGTTAAATGTAAAGAAACGTCATGCAGAAGCTGAAGAGGTTATACTTTGTTGGACTTCTCCTGATAATTTTCGCAATAAAGTTGATCCTTCTTATAAAGCTAATAGAAGAGCTACTAATCACAGACTTAAACCAGTTGGCTTTAAAGAAGCTAGAAGAAGGATGGAGAACGCCTACAATTCAGAATGTTGGTATAGGTTAGAAGCAGACGATGTACTAGGAATCCTACAAACACGTGATTTGGGTACGGATACTGTTATATGGTCTGGCGATAAAGATCTTAAGCAAATACCTGGATTTCACCTTGATGATGATGGAACTATTCAAACCATTACTGAGCCAGAGGCTGATGTGTTCTTCTATAGGCAAATACTTATTGGCGACGCAGTTGACGGTTTTGGGGGCTGCCCTTCTATTGGCCCAAAAACAGCAGAAAAACTCATACCTCTTAAAGCATTCACGCCTGCCACCGCATGGCGAACTGTAGTTAACACCTACAAAAAGAAGGGTCTAAGTGAACAGCAAGCTTTAGTACAAGCTAGGCTTGCTCGTATTCTTAGGTCTACTGAGTACACCTATGATGACATTTCACTATGGACCCCACCAATCCCAGTTACTACGGACACGACCAAGCCGTAGTTGAATGTATTGACTACATAGAGAGTCATGCTTTCGATTTTCTTGAGGGAAACATAATAAAATATGTAACCCGTTATGAAGACAAGAATGGTTTAGAGGATCTTAAGAAGGCTTCTTGGTATCTAAATCGTTTAATTAAACGTGAAGAGTCCAAAATGAAACCTCACGATGTATCCTTGTACAAGTCCCTATTAGAATCTGATGAGCCTGACCTCAGAGAGTACAAATGCAGACATGGTAAAGACATGGATGCGATTGGCTGGACAACTTAGTGCTGAGGATCATAAAAATCATGGTTCTGTCTACCAGGAACAGCAGTTAAGTTTTGTTGAGGAAGAGTTCTATGAACTTCTTCATGCCTTTAACCATGAAGGCCGTGAGCAAACTATTAAAGAGGCCATTGATTTAATATGGACTGCTTATGGATTTATACACTTATTAGGTGTAGATCCTAACGAAGCTTTTGAGCGTATTTACGCTTCCAATCAAACCAAAATTCCTTTTGAATTTAAAGATGGCAAAGTTCAAAAAGGTAAAAATTACGTACCACCTTATTTAGGGGATCTATGAAACTCAAGGAACCACCATCTCTACTAGAACAATTCACACCATCTCTAGCTGTTACAGGTAGGGTCGAAACTTGGTTGAAAGAACCAACAAGACGCTACCCACAGTCATGCACTGTATTCGTTGTGGAAGATACAATGGATGAGCATGAGGATGGTATTGAAGCCAGCTTCTTGTTTGCTTCTAAAGCATTACGCTATGGGGCAGGTGTTGCTATTCACTTAAGTAAGTTACGTCCTAAAGGTACTAAGAATAAGCATGGGATGATTGCCTCAGGGCCATGCGGATTCATGGAGATCTATAGCAAGTTCAATGAAGTTCTACGCAGGGGCGGCACATACCGTAACGGTGCAATTTGCTGTCATTGCGACTGGGAGCATGATGATATTATTGACTTCATTAACTATGACCGTGGACGTATTCCTTGGGTTAAGCGTTGCGTAAATGTTGATCACGACGTAATTAACAAACCAACTGTTTTAAAAGCCATCATGGATGGTGCAAGTAAAGGAGACATTTGGATTGTTAAGAAGCAATACGACAGTGAAGGTGAAAGAATTTATCACAATGTATGTCAAGAGATTTTAATTAAGTCCAGGGATACCTGCCTCTTAAGTCATATAAATTTGGCTGGTACTAAAGCTGTTAGTGAAATACCTAGTGCTTTTGTTCATGGTATGGAGTTTCTATGTGCGCTTTACCAGCAAACAGGTGTTGAATCATCAGGGATCTACCAGAGAAAAGATAAGCAAGTAGGTTTAGGTGTTCTAGGTTTATCTAATCTTTTAGCTATTGAGGGTGTATCTTATAAAGCTTTTGTATCAGCTCTTAGGTATAGAAATCTACATCCAACACAGGAACCTCCTGCGGGTATAACTATGGCTCATGCAATAGTTGTTGCTTTGGAGGTTGGGTATAAGGAAGCAGCTAAAGTTGCTAAACGTTACGGAATGTCTAGAGCATTCACCATAGCTCCTACTGCCTCCTGTGCTTATCGCTATAAGGATAGAGATGGTTACACAACCTCACCTGAAATAGCACCTCCAATAAGCAGAGAAATAGATCGTGATAGTTCTACTCTTGGTGTTCAAAGTTATCAGTTCCATCCAAAGTGTGAGATTGCACAAGAAGTAGGTTGGGATACTTTCTTTGAATTAAATGCTGAATGGCAAGTAATGATGGACAAGACTCACATGGCCCACGCAATTTCTATGAATTGGTGGTCAGATATGGTAAAAATGGATAGACATTTTATGGCTAGATGGTTAAATTCACCGCTAAAAAGTCTATACTATTCTTTACAGGTACAACCAGATACGCAAGATAAAACAGATGTGTATTCAGCCTTAGGCGATACCGATGTTGATGAGTATCTGAGTGAAATACTTAGCGAAACAGCAGCCCCTACTTGCGATTGTGCAGAATGATGAGAAAACATCCATACCAACAGCTTCTTGAAAGGAAGAGAACTTGGACACCTGTAAAGGTGACTAAAGGTGAAGTCAGAGAAGGTGCAGAAGAGACACTTAAACGTGCTCTAGCTATAAGGCATCTTGAATTACCAGTAGGGGAGTTCATCAACTCAGCTATTGGTGAGATACCTGAATTAGCTAGAGATCTTTTAATCTCTAACGTTAAGGATGAAGACAAGCATGACATCGCCCTTAACTACATCGCTGCAGCTCATGGTGTAGATGAAAAAGCTGAAGCTGAAGCTCATAGACTTCAAGCTGCTTGGGATGCTCACCCTGACCACACAGTTTTAAAGGCAGTTGTAATTTT